AGAGAACCACCCGATGGACAGACGAGATCTCACCCTCTTGCTCGGAGGAGCGACTGAATCCACGCCGGAAGACAACACGTTGTTAGAGACTATCACTAATGTTATTAACTTCCTATTTAACGACGAACCAACCGAAACAACGGTCACATCCATACGGAAACGCCTTAGTGATTTTAATCGTTATCGTAAGCTATCTTCCCATTTAGCAGCTATTTACAATCTCGCACCTTTGCATCCAATAGCCACTACGTTTACCACCCGCGTTTCCTTCAACGCGTATCTAACTGATCTAACTCCCCAGGCTAGCTTAGCTTTGTGGTACGACTTGTTTGGCCTGCAGATTGTTCTCCAGAATGAGTTGTTCGGAGAGTCGCCTAGAAGTGTCGGGTTTCAGGTCGACGTCAGCTTATACGCCGAACTCTCAGATGTATTCAAAAGGCGCCCGTGTTCTCCCTCCATTCTTGAGCGGTCGCGAAATGAGTTATACCAACGACGGTATGGGATTGGTCTTCCTCACTACCATTTCCCAAAGGTTGTCAACATGAGGCTTACCTTCACTCCTACTCGAGTGTCCCCTATCTCCTCAGTGTATGGCATTACTTTGATCTGTGAGGTAGGAGCGGGGAGGGATGATGACGTACTAATCTTCGAAACCAATGTGTTAGTAGAGGATGACGCCCCTCACGTTATTACGTTGAATCACTGTCTTAGAGCGTCATATGATCAAAGTGCGCTTTCTGAGCTACAACCCCATGTGTTTGGGACTCAGCTGCCCCAGATAGTCTCTGAAATCCAAAACCAGTATGTGGAGGTGTACTGTTGGGACGGGGTACTTAGGATCACTGATGAAGGGATGATGACTCCTGCTGTTGCAGCTAACCTACTGTATTTCTCCAACACCCAAAAACTGACGGCTCAATGCTTGGGATGTCCAGCAATATTGGACGTAGATGATGATCTAGTTGGGTTTAAGGTTTTCTTCACGCCCTCTTCCCTCTCTGTGCCTTCCACTGTCGATAAGAAGATTAAATTCAGTGATGCCCACGGGTATGTGCCACGTCCCTTTAGTATGGTGTATGACCAATACCTGTGTAGGAAACAGATGTTTGACGTACTGTCGTTGCTATGCCTATACCAGCTGGCCTCGCTATGGTCCAGTTATTTTAGGGGGAGTGAGGGGGAGCCAGTGAAGAAGAAGAAAGGGGAAGGTTTTCTAGTGGGGTTGCTGGATGGAGTGAGCGGGAATATGGCGGCGCTTACTGATCTAGCGAAGCGGTCAATACAATATAACGCTTGTAACGTCAGAGCTGAGGCAGGGAAAGTTTGTGGGGTCCCAGTTGCCACGAGCATTGCGAGGAGGATTTCTAGTAAATTAGTACGAGATGGACATTCAATGTCAGACAAGAATGTCTTCCATTTCGCCCCCGTTGGCTATACTGGTATCAGTGAAGTCAAGAACCGAGCGTATTTCGTTCCAGAAAGTTCTTTTCCGCCCTGCCCACCTGGGGGGACCAATATTTACAAGGTAAAGATGACTGCTAACGTTAATCTGGACAGCATTGCTGAGCGAGTTAGCGTGTTTGAAGACGAAAACGTCCAAGTTTTCTTACTATTGCAACGTCATTTCAAAAAGGACGCGATGAGCGATGGTGAGGTGGTTTACACTGATGACATGTCTGGACTTGTGCTTTCCTTGCCCACACTGACAGACTTCGAGTTTGTGGGGAGAGTGCCACCTGCTGCGGATTTCATCGACATACTTAGTAAGAATGAGACTTCATCAGACATGTCATGGTTCAAGAGTGTTGTTGGAGTAAGCGCCGATTCAATCACGGTTACGGGTGTGCGGTGCGTAGTGATAACCAAGAAGGCTGTGATTGCCCCAACCCTTGATGCTGATCATGATAACACAATCACTTGTACAGTGGCCGGGGCAGGACTACGTCAAACCACGCTGACTTTTAGCGCGTGGAAGGCGTTAGAGTTGACGACAGAGGACAAAGTGCGCTATCACGGTGTTACATGCGACGTTCCTATTACTGAAGCGATGGTGGAGAGCTATCGTGATGTAGTCCTTTGGCATCAGCCTTTCTCATTCCCAAAGCAAAAGGGGGCTATTCGAAGAACCTACACGTCGTACTTTGAGCCCAACGCGCAAAGACATTATACGGTCATGAACATTTCTCAAAGTCTGCACCATCCTGCTCACCCTACTGACTGTTACCTTATTGAGGCTAGGTGTGAACTTGGGCAAGTCAACGTCGAGTACACTAGGACCGTGGATCTATCCAGCTCACGAACATATTTTCGTGGATCCAGTTGTACTTCCAACCATGATTTGAATCGGGCTTTCCGCACATGGGTGAGGGACAATGCGCCGTGCTCTATTCACAAGAACGGCCTACTCCCTGGGACATTTATGGGGAAGGTGGAATCTATATCACTAAACCTTTTAGTCCCTTACTCTGACGTGGTTCCTTTATCCGCCATCGCATGGATCACAGCACTGGACGACATTACCTTCCAGTTAGCGTTAATTGGAGACGTCGCCGCCAACGCTTTAGCCCTAGCTAGCGCCAATAGGGACAGGTTAGACGCTCTTGAACGCGCTCAGGCGGACGCGGAAAAATGGGCAATGATTGCGTTTGCTATAGATTTGGTTGCCGCTGTCGTTCCAGGAGGTCCAGTATTGGCTGCTCTAGGGGCTATCATCGCTAAGATCGGTGAGAGATTTTCTAGGCTTGGGCCCAGGCTGATTGGATTGTCAATATACCTTTCCAAGGTAGGGAACGCGTTCAAGGCACTCATCCACGAGAAAGGCCTTGATGACATTTCAGCGCGTATGTCTCGAGTCTCTTCGGAGTCATCTATATTGTGGAAGTTGACGAGGAAGAAGAATAGAGAGGATGTCAGCGGTGAATCGACAGACTTGCTGGATAAAAGTCTAAATTTTACACTCGTGGACCCGACTGAGTACATTAAGTTTAACATTATCACCAACTACTCGTCTGCTGTGACTAACCACCCTACCAAGGATGTGCTGAACATTCTGAAGGAATCCTCACATCTCGACGACACTATTGCTTCCTCTCTTTCCGTTATGCACCGACCCTTACAAGTTCTCCCTCCGAAGTTGCGTGACATCGCTCATTGGGCAGCTACTCACAGGGTGGAGAAAGCGTCTCAGCGCAAGCTGTCGAAGTGGCTTAACGACACGAGACACCCCACCCACTCGTACGTTACCCTAACCGAAGACATTCCTGACCTTGCAAGGGGGACGCTTCGAAAGCGACTTACGATGATTGGTGTTGGTGACCCGAATCCAGGCGGTAAGCCCGTGGGGGACAAGGGAGCAGGTATAGGCTCATATTTCATTGAGTTCGATGTTCTCGGAGTGCATCAATCTACCAAGTCTGCAGTTCTGCGGCCCCGGTCTTGGAGAGATATTGGCTACGATGACACTGACCTTTCTAACATATATCGGACTATGTTTGGGATGAGCCATTACGATAATAAACTCACGCTGGACGACGCTTGGGGAGCAATCATCGATAGGACAAAGGATCGTATTCTCTACGACACTAGGGTCACTTCGATTCCCTTGTCCTACACCCGAGCGGACCAAATCCGGGACATCGCCCGTAACTTTTCCTGGGAGTACAATCTGTTGTCAAATAATTGTCAAAATTTCGCCCATGGCTTGTATGAGTACGCCCGTGGCGGAGTGAAGCCTTCATGGTTGTCCGATGGGGAAATGTCGGCCGTTTTCAAGAATCAGATTGATGCTCTCCACTCAAAACTAACATGGGATGAAGTATCTCTCGATGACTTGTCTCGGCCCCTCCCCCCGTCCGTGACTAGCGCTGCATCAGATACGCAGCCACTTATACCATCTTTTGGGTTATCAGTTAGGAAGGACGAACGGCCCAGCGGGAGTGGCGGATAGATCTGTTCGTGCTGTGCGCTGGTGAGCGTCCCTGGAGAAGGGTAGCACAAGGGTGGTCGATGTTGT